TACTTTCTGCCACCCACAGTCGGGCACGATTTCAACGATCTGCACTTGGCCGTGGGTGTTTTTCATGCCTCACAATCACTTAAGAAAGTTTTGATAGATGCCCGGCGAGAAGACGCTGAAACTTTGCCTCGATCTGCCTGACCCGTTCGCGTGTTATTCCATGGGCTCGCCCGCACTCCTCCAGCATCGCACCGCCTAGCCTCATGATCATGATCGAATGTAACCTATCCCGCTGGTCTGGGGTATGTCTGGGGTAAAGCGCATCAAAGGCTTCACGATCAGGCATGGGAACCAGTAGCCAGGGGGTTTCCCCCCGGCCTGGAACAGGTACGCGGCCACCACCTTGTCGAAGATTCATAGCGGAGCCTCAAAGAAGATCATCACGGCCCAGAGAAAAACCCATAGCCCTGCCAGCATTGCCGAGCTGACCCCCAGGTTAAACCAGAACTCAGCCCAGGAATCCGCAAAGAACAGATCTCGTAACCAGTTCATGACGCCTCCCCGTACAAGTAAGTTGATTCAACGACCCACCCGCTGGTGAGTGACCCGTCGCGCTCAAATTGGCGAGCGGCAGATTCGGCGGCGACAACCGATGGGTAAACCCCGTAAACATCGCTGCCGGACAACAAAACATAGACTCTTTTCTTCATGATCTCCCCTCGCAGGCTTGCATGGATTCGGCTAGGCATAGCATCGCGTCCGTGATGTCTCGGTCGCTGGTTCGGTCGAATGGACTCCACCAGACAACCCCCAGAGCATCTACGACCCCTTCTAATTCATCGCACGTACACTTCAGCAAATAATCGAACGCAGCCGAAGCGGTAAACTCTTCATGGTTCCAATGGCTAACAAAATGCTCAAAGGCAAGCGCCTTCCATTTCGGTTTGATGGTGTCCAGCATATAAAGCGTTTCGTTCATGATCAGACCCCTAAAATATTTAAGTAAATTAATCCCGCGCATATCGTCAGGACGATGAAATAGAAGATAAAAATAATTTGGCCCATGGTTTCCTCCTAGTAGGGCGGCAGGGTCTCGTAACCCTTATGGGAAACGAGGAACAGGGCTCCCGGCGCGTTGCCCTCACAATCGGCGGACGGGATAATCTGCGACCCGTCGTCCAGTTCCAGCACCAGGGCTCTACAGTCCCAGGCGAGATCGTTTTTCTCCCGCTCAGTCATGTACCTTACCCCGGTAATCCGGCGTCCTAATAGGCGGTCTGAGGCCAGGGTGGCCCATTGCGTTATGTTCATGATCAATCGTCCTTTGTATTGATGGTGTGGGTGCCGAATCGTAAAACCCCATTGCTGCAGGAACACTCGGTGTCTGTCTTAAACTCGACCAGGGTGGCCCCGAAAGGCTCGCCATCGGTCAGTTCCACAGGCGTCAAACCGATTAATCCCGCGTCCACCGGAAAAGAATTCTTAAACTGGTCACGGTACACCCCGTCCCCGTAAGCCGTTCTAAAGCCTAATACTTGGTACTTCTGGCCGTCTTTCGTCACGGTCCCGACCGGCAGATCGAATACCGCGCAAGAGTCCAAAAGCGCGTCCCACAATCCGTTGTCCACGGCATAACAGGGATCACAGAGCCAATACTTGCCCGCGGGTACTTCCACGGTGAAATCGGCGGCAATGGTGTACATGTATTTTGTTTTGCTCATGAGCGCACCTCCGCGCGATAGGACGGAAGCGAACGGACGAAGGAATCGGAGCGGGGCTCGTTAACCTCTAAGGTTTTAAACTCACGACCAGCCGCGCCCATTGCACGGGTAAACCTGAAAAGGTCGGAGTCCTCCTCTAGGAAAACAGTCTCCAGGCGTTGGTAAGAGTACCGGCTGATTTCGTTGGCAATGCCTAGTTCGTGCAGTAGTTCGCGCGGCACGGCCAACCAGCCATGGCCGGGATCAGAATAAAAAGTGAAAGTCTGCATGGTCTACTCCTCGGGGTTAAAAAAGCGGTCTAGTTCGTCCCAATCCACCGGGCGCCCGTCTTGGTCTAGCACTCTCCAATCGACGGTTGTCCAGGGTTCCTCGTCCGTATAATCCAGCGTGCCCGCGGTCGTTGGCGTCTCGATCATTCGATAAAAGATGGTTTGCGTTGCGTGGTTACATTCCAGCCAGGCATCGAGAGCCCATTTTTGGCCAGGGAATAGACACGGGCCGTCGAACCATTCCGAGCCCCGAGTGAAAGCGTTTTCCTTGCGTCGAATCGGCGTCAATAGTTTCCCCATTGGGGCGGACACTTCCAATATATAGGGTGTTTCGTACATGCTATATGATCTCCTGGTTAAATTTCGGCGCCTAAATCACCGGCTATGTGGTGCCGCAGTAGGCTACCTGGGGGGAGTGAACGGGCAAAGTTTCGCACGGTCTCGGCGTCATTGGGTGCGCCGGTTTTGCGTGTCCCGTGCCAGGCAATCGAAGCGTGCCCGGTGGCGGCATAGCATCCGCCCGGCGTGTCATATCCCACCTTTTTCGCGCCTGACCCATGGGCAACAAACACGATTACATAATCGCGGTCAGGGCGGGCGCATAGCGGGCGCCCGTTCCCGCATTGCTGGCATGTAAAGCCTTCCGACAGTTCGGCAGGGCATCGAATAAAGCGGGTTCCCCGATAGGTTACCCGGCGCCATTCTGTCCCGGCAGGAGCGGCAACTACGCTAGGGCGCCCGCTTTCCAGGGCATCTACGGCGGCGTCCATGGTGTCGCACGATACATTCACCACGGTCTTGCCAGGCGTGGGGCGTGGCAATTGGTCAGCGGCAAAATGAGAGTATGTCCAGGCTTGCCCGCGGGGCGGCACGGCATCCAGTAGAGCGGCCAAATAATCCGCGTCGATGGTTTCTGTACCCGTCTCCGGGGCTGGGTGTAACCCGCAAGTCTTGGGGCAAGTGCCATAGGTGTTGCGATGCCCTGCGCGGTATGTTGTGGCAATCGGGCCGGTCTTTGAGTTTTGCGATATGCGAACGGTTTTAAGCATAAGACTCTCCTGAAAATGCCCGGTTTCCCGGGCGTGTGATTTATACGGTGACGGTTCCCCAGCCGCGCGGCACGGTGTCGTATCCGTTGGCGGCTAAATAGTTGCGGGCGTCTTCGTCCCAATGCGTGGGCATATTCCCTTCAATTTCGTACGCGGCGCGCGTTTCGGTCTCGTCTTCGTCGTTGTAACAAATGGCCACTGTGTAATAGGTGCCGAAATCGTGCGGGTGTTTGCGGGTCGTAAAGTAGACTCCCGCGTCAATCGCCTGGGGGAAAGTCCGCTCTAGTTGATCGATATACGCGCGGCATTCAAGGCGTGCGCGTTTCGCGTAGTCGTCGGCGCCCACTGCGGCGCATGGTTCGTCGGTGGGGGTTGAGTCAAGTTCAAAATAATCTCGCATGGTTTTCTCCTGGTAGAAGGGGCCGGAGCCCCATTGTTATAAAACGCGGTAACGGCCTGCGCGGTTGTTGCCCTGGAAGTTCCATGGGCTCTCGGAAGGGCCGAAATAGCCCTTAATCGTCTCCCCTTCTATCCACTCGCCCAGAGCCCAGGCGCACTCGCTGGGGCCGTGTGCGGTCGTAAGGTGGCCAGACTGGGGGCGGTGTGCCTGGGATTCTTTCGCGTCATGCAGAATGCGGAAGCGTGCGCCTAGGTAGCAAACGATATCGCCGGCTTTTAGATCTTTGATGTACTTAAGCATGATGTTCTCCTTTGTTTTGTGTCGGTGTTGCTAGGATAGTTGATTGTCAAGGGGGTTTCATTCTTTGTTGCAATCGAGTCGCGGGATTGATAGGATTCGGCTATTCCCTATTTGTACCCGGTCGGCGGCGCCAGGCTCGGGGTTTTAGCCCGAAGGGCGGAAGGCATAAAGTGAAACTCTCTCGCAAGGATATAAAGCAAGCATTGGATACTGTCCCCATGGATATCGTTCTACTGGGTTCAGCTGGTGCTACCGGTGAAATCAAGCTCAGCGCGAAGGATCGGGAGTTTGCTAGACAGATAGCACTAGGGGAAAGTAAGGCGGGAGCGTTCAGAAAAAGCCGACCAGATAGCCGGGCCAAACCAGAGTCGCAGAGTAGAAGGGGCCAGGCACTAATGAAGCGTGACGCTATCCAGTCCCAGGCGGAAGCGTTTAAGGCGGCTATTGAAGCGCAGAAGTATCAAACCCCAGCTCACTTGCGTGCTCTAGTGATCCATCAGCTCACCCAGGCGGCACTCAATCCCGACTTTCCTCCCGCCACGCGCGTCCAGGCTCTCAAAGCATTGGGCACGGTGACAGAGGTTGCGGCATTCACTGAGCGAAGGGAGGTTGTGAAAGTAACAAACGCCGAGGATGCAAAGGAAAAGCTACTCGCTACGCTACGCCTGGCCATGCAATCCAATGCCATCGATGTGCAGGCCGACGACTTAATGGCCGAGCTGGCACCCACCCCCATGCGAAACGCGGCAGACGATGGGGACGCCACCCCCACCCCCCAGATTGTCAGCGATGCGGCGGGTAATACTACGCATAGTAATCCGCACACCCAATCCCAACTTGACTCCGACCCCCCTCCCCCCTCCAAAACCTCCACCCTTGGCCCAGAGGACGTTATAGAAAACACCCCCCCTATCGAAAATGGGTCCCCCAAAAAGGGTGGGGTGTAACAAATGTTACAGTGCCCAATTCCAACTGTAACAGCCTGTTACAGTGGCGGAACAAAGTTACAGCTTGAGCATAGCGAAAATTCCCTTGAGCGTAGCGAAAATTCCCTCGGAACAAAGTTACAGTTTGTAACTGTAACAGGCTGTTACAGTTCGTAACAAAGTTATAGTTTGTAACAAAAGTTACAGTAAACATGACGGACGCACAGAGAGAGATTTATCAGGTCATTGATGGCTGGTGGAACAAGTTTGGGTTCGGGCCTTCGATAGATGAAATCATGATGATTACCGGAGACAAGGGACGAGGAAATGTGCATAGGAAGATCCGGTCCCTTTTGCGGGCGGGGCATTTGAAGGGTTTGCCTAATAGGGCGAGGTCTGTGCGGCCTGCTTATTTGAGAGTGCATAAGATTGAACCCGAAGATTCTTGAGCTGATAGATCAACTGCCCGATGGGGATCGAGCGTCTCTTTTAGAGATGGCGCTTCAGTATCAAGACGCGCTTAAGCGGGAACAAGGACAGGAGAAGTTCTTAGCCTTTGTGAAGACCATGTGGCCGGGATTTATATCGGGGAGGCACCATGCCGTCATGGCAAAGAAGTTTGAAGAGATCGCCTCGGGGAAGTTAAAGAGGTTGATTATTAATATGCCTCCACGGCATACGAAGTCGGAGTTCGCGTCCTTTCTCTTGCCAGCGTGGTTTCTGGGAAGGTTCCCAGATAAAAAGATTATTCAGACCTCCCACACGGCAGAACTTGCTGTTGGCTTTGGCCGGAAGGTCAGGAACCTAGTGGATAGCGAGGTGTATACGAAGATCTTCCCAAATGTGGCGCTACGGCAAGACTCTAAGGCGGCAGGACGGTGGTCCACGAATGCGAACGGGGAGTATTTTGCTATTGGTATTGGGGGTGCTGTTACAGGTAAAGGTGCCGATCTACTGATTATTGACGATCCTCACTCGGAACAAGAGGCAGCGCTGGCCGAGATCAATCCTGAGATCTATGACAAGACGTATGAGTGGTTTACGTCCGGTCCAAGACAGCGGTTACAGCCTGGCGGTTCTATTGTTGTCGTGATGACCAGATGGTCGAAGAGAGATCTTACGGGTCAAGTTTTGAAGGCAAGCGCTCAGAGGGAGGGCGATGAGTGGGAAGTCATAGAGTTTCCTGCCATTTTGCCGTCGAGTAAGCCTTTGTGGCCTGAGTTCTGGCCGATAGAAGAACTACAAGCACTGAGAAACGAGCTGCCCAACAGCAAATGGATGGCGCAGTACCAACAAAACCCGACATCTGAGTCCGCGGCGATCATAAAAAGAGAGTGGTGGAACGTCTGGGAAGAGGAAAATCCGCCTTATTGTGAGTTCACATTGATGGCGTGGGATACGGCCTTTGAAGCAAACAACCGAGCTGACTACTCGGCGTGTACCTTATGGGGAATTTTTCAACATCCTGATGACAATGGGGTCACACAGACGAACATCATTCTTTTAAACGCCTTCAGAGACAGGATGGAGTTCCCAACTTTGAAGAGAAGGGCGATAGAAGAGTACAAAGAGTGGGAGCCAGACTCTGTAATTATTGAAAAGAAGGCCTCTGGTGCGCCGTTGATCTATGAATTACGAGCGATGGGTATCCCTGTGCAGGATTTCACGCCTGTTAGGGGCAACGACAAAATTACCAGATTGAATGCAATCTCCGATATATTTGCCTCTGGGCGCGTTTGGGCTCCTAATAAGAGATGGGCCGAAGAAGTTGTTGACGAGGTTGCGTCTTTTCCTGGCGGAGA